ATATGAAAAAAGGCGAAGATACAGTTGAATCGTTCGGCGATAAAGCAACTAAAATGGGCAAGGTCGCTGCTGCGGCTTTTGCTGCTGCCGCTGCTGCGGCTGCTGCCTATGCTGGCAAATTAGCCATTGAAGGGGTCAAAGCGGCGATAGAAGATGAAGCTGCACAGAAGCGCTTAGCCCTAGCCTTAGAGAACGTCACAGGGGCCACAGAAGCCCAAATTGCGGCAGTCGAACAGCAAATAAGTAAGACGGCTCTGGCTACTGGCGTAGCAGACGATAAATTGCGTCCAGCGCTTCAAAGACTTGCAACGGCCACAGGATCAGTTTCCGAATCGCAAAAACTATTAACTCTTGCCCTTGATATTTCAGCCGCCACGGGCAAAGACGTCGAGACAGTTTCCAACGCATTAGGTAAAGCCTATGAAGGTAACACGGCTTCTTTGGCTCGTTTAGGAATTGGTTTATCAGCTGCCGAAATCAAAACGATGGGATTGCAAGGCGCAGTAACGCAATTAGGTCAAACCTTTGGCGGTGCAGCTGCTACCCAAGCCAATACTTTTGAAGGTCAGATTGCTAGGTTGAGAGTCGGCTTTGATGAAGCCAAAGAAGCAATCGGCGCTCAATTATTGCCAGTCATTCAGAGACTTCTTGATTATGTTGTGAACGTTCTGATTCCTAAATTCCAAGAAGCTAAAAGAGCAGCTATTGATCCAATCGTTCAAGCCTTTAGAAATAATGAAGATGCCTTGCGCGACCTATGGTCTTTCATCAAAACTTATCTAGTGCCTATTTTTGAAACGGCTTTAGTAGGCGCAATCAAATCAGTCGGAGCGACTATCGCTGGAATTATTAACATCATTGGCACAGTCACCAGTAAAGTTAAAGAATTGGCTAATGACGTTATTGACGCGGTTAATAAGATTATCCGCGCTTATAACTCAATTCCCATTCTGCCTAACGTTTCAACGATTCCTAATATCTCCACAACGACCACTTCGAGGACTGGAAGCGTTCCAACGGCAAGCCTGCCATTTGGCGGCGCATCAATCATTCCACCATCAAGCGGTTCGGCTAACGTGACTCCATCAACATCTACAACAGTCGTAACGCCAGTAACCTCAACGCCAAAAGTGACAACCACTCCAAGCGTTCCAATTGGTTCAGCTACCGCAATCAGCGTCGGAAGTAATTTCAATCCCGGATCCTTTAGAATGGGCGAAGAACGCTCAATGGCTGGTGTAACCATTAACGTCAATGCTCCGAGTGCAATTGATGAAGAAGGTTTTACTCGAGCAGTTGTCTCAGCTCTCAACAATTCAAACTCTCGCGGAACTGGCGGCGGTAGCGGATTATTTGGAATTCGCAACGAATTATGACAGTTTGGACGCCCCAGTATCGCGTTTTAATTAACGGCACAGATGCCACAGATTTAACCCTTGTCGGCTTCACAGCCACTTCTGGACGTACTGACGTCAATACTCAAGCGCAAGCCGGTTATTGCAATTTGCAACTCATTAACGCAACCAATGCTTTTTATGATTGGAGCGTCAATACTGGCGTAACTCTTGAAGTCAAAGATACCAGCGGCAACTGGGTTAGCCTATTCGGTGGACGAATTAGCGATGTGACAACAAGTGTGAGAACCGCTGGTGAAGTGGCTTATGTAACTCAAATCCAGATTTTTGCTTTAGGCGCATTATCTAAACTTTCCAAAGCCATCTGGACTTCTAGCCTTGCGCAAGACGATGACGGAGATCAAATCTTTACAATTCTAAGCGACCTGCTATTAGCCTCTTGGAATGAAATTAGTCCCGCTCAACAATGGAGCAGTTTTGACCCAACAACAACTTGGGCAAATGCTGGCGACGTTGGACTTGGGGATATAGATCGTCCCGGTCAATATGAAATGGAACAGCGTTCAGCCAGCCCAATTGATTACTATTCAATCGTTACCCAAATCGCCAACTCAGCTCTTGGATATATCTATGAAAACGCCAACGGAGAGATTGGTTACGCTGATGCGGCACACCGGCAGACTTACTTACTTGCCAACGGATATACCGAATTGGACGCTCGCGAAGCCTTTGCAGCTGGCATTAAGCAATCTATTCGCTCCGGCAAGATAATCAATAAATACCAAATCAATTATGGAAACAATTTCAATAGTTCTAAGAGTGCGACGGATCAGGATTCAATAGACCTTTACGGCCTTTATTCAGTCCAAGAAAATTCGCTGGTTCACGATGCGACAGACGCTCAAAACATAGTGAATCGGCAAGTGGCCCTTCGCGCCTATCCTCGCCCATTATTCGATTCAATAACCTTTCCGCTCCAAAATCCCGAAATGACTGACGCCGACCGAGATGCCTTGATAAATGTATTTATGGGCCAACCGGTCAAAATAACCAATCTGCCCATCAATATCTACGGCGGCGAGTTCACCGGTTATATCGAAGGCTGGACTTGGACTAGCACCCTTAATGGCCTCTCATTGACTTTCACCGCATCACCGACTGAGTTCAGCGCAGTAGCCCAGAATTGGGATCAAGTGAACGCGGCAGAAACGTGGAATACGATACTTAATACGCTAGAATGGCAAGACGCGATAGGAGTAATCAGCTAATGGCAACAACAACGAACTTCGGGTGGGAAACCCCTGACGATACAGATCTCGTCAAAGATGGCGCTCTGGCGATGCGCACTTTGGGCAACTCAATAGATACTTCTTTCGTTGATCTCAAAGGCGGCACAACCGGACAAGTGTTATCAAAGGCTTCAAATACCGATTTAGATTTTACTTGGGTTGCGGTAGATCCTTTAACAATTCTTGACGCTAAAGGTGATCTCATAACAGCGACCGCAGCGGATACTCCAGCAAGATTGGCAGTCGGAACCAATGGACACGTTTTAACGGCTGACTCGACTACCTCAACAGGATTGAAGTGGGCTGCGCCTGCTGGCGGCGGTAAAGTTCTACAAGTTTTATCAACAATCAAATCCAATACTTTTACCACGACATCAAGCACCGCAACAGATGTTACGGATTTATCAGTAACTATTACTCCTAGCGCAACTACAAGCAAGATATTAGTGCATTACAATTTGGCTTTATACAATTATGCTGGAGTTGGTATTTCATTTATGAATCTTGTTAGAGGTTCAACCGCGCTTTCACAAGGAACAGCAGATGGAAGCCGAACAGTTGCAACAGGTGGTATTGACGGAACTAATACTTATGGCCCTCAGCCAGCTATCGCTGGCAATTTCTTAGATTCTCCATCTACAACTTCAGCGACAACTTACAAAATTCAAGTGTGGGCGCCGAACGGCAGTCAAACATCAGTCAATCGTTCTTACGAAGATAGCAATCAAAGTAATAGACCGCGTTTTGCGTCTGTCATCACTGTTATGGAAATTGGAGCGTAAAAATGTCTGACAACATAGATTTATCAAAGTGCTTGGTTTATCTATTTCCGAGCGCTGAATGGGCAATGGATGACAACAATTTTCAAACTTTACAATGGTTTAGTCAATCAAAGAAGCCAACTCTCGCTGAATTAGAAGCGGCTTGGCCCAATGTCGTTGCAAACGAAGACGCAAAAGAACAAGCCAAAAAAGATGCTAAGGCAGCAGCAGAAGGTAAATTGGCGGCACTTGGTCTCAGTATTGAAGACTTAAAGGCTTTGGGCCTTGCCTAAACTTTGCAAAGCGGGTCAGCAATTAAGGGAGCAAATAGATGACCTTTATATGGAAAGATCGCGCAAGAGCGACGGCTGGATTGGAGACACCAGACACTCGGCTCGTAAATCGGATCACAACCCTGATGCAAACGGAATCGTTAGGGCGCTCGATATTACAAGCGACTTGGGAACTCATCCGGAAGAAGCTCACGCGCTAGTTGAAAAGATTCGCAAATGCGCCAAGCGAGGAGACAAGCGCATTAAGTATTTAATTTTCGATGGACGTATTTCATCACCTATTTTGAATTGGAGATGGCGCAAATATAAAGGGGTCAATCCTCATCGCCATCATTTCCACGTCAGCTTTACAAGTTTGGGAGACAAAGACGGCAGCTGGTTTGACCTCGAAGGAGATAAACAAAATGGCAGAATTGAAACTGATGGCGGGAAGCTGGGCGAAAACATTT